CGAAGGTAATCTAGACTATGCACCAGGAATGGGTGTTACTGATGATAACAGAGGTAACTTTGACCCATACAATATTGGTTTTGAAGGTGATGGTAATACATTAGCTCCTGGCGCTACACAGTTTAATGTTGAGAATAGATTCTTAGCAGGACTAGAAGAAGAGTATCAGAACGAAAAAGGTGAGACTGTACTAGAAGAAGGTAAAGCTCCTTCTCCAGATATGGTACAAATTAGCCCAGCTAAGATTGCTGCTAGACGCATGGAAAAATTAATCCATGACCAGATTGAAGAATCAGACGGTGCTACAGAATTAAGAAGCACAATGTTTGAACAAGTGCTGCTAGGCACAGGAATTATTAAAGGTCCATTTAATTATAATAAGACTTTACATAAGTGGACAACTGATGAAGAAGGTAATAGACAATACACACCTGAAACAGTTGTAGTTCCTAGATTATCTTTTGTCAGTGTATGGGATGCATATCCTGACCCGAATGCTACATCTACAGATGAAGCTGAATGGTTTATACAAAGACATAAACTAAATAAAACTCAGATGCGTGGCTTAATGAAGATGCCACACTTTGATAAAGTTAAACTAGCTGAATGTATCAAACAAGGTTATAACTACGAAAGACGTTCGTTTGAACATGAGTTAGAATTAGATAACTCTGTACAAGGTTTAGATACAGACCGTTATGAAGTTCTTGAGTACTGGGGTGTTATGGATGCTGAGTACGCAAGAGATGCAGGATTAGAAATTGATGAGTCAATTGATGACTTAGAAGAAGTTCAAATCAATGCTTGGATTTGTATGGGTAAGATTCTACGTGTTGTAGCTAATCCATTCAAACCTAATAGATTACCTTATCTAGCTGTGCCTTACGAAAGAAATCCTTATTCGTTCTGGGGTGTAGGTGTTCCAGAGAATATGGATGATTCACAGCAGATTATGAACGGACATGCTAGAATGGCTATTGATAACTTAGCACTAGCTGGTTCATTAGTATTTGATGTAGACGAAGCAGCTCTAGTAGCTGGACAAGATATGTCTATATATCCTGGTAAGATGTTTAAACGTCAAGCAGGTATGCCAGGACAATCTATCTATGGATTAAAGTTTCCAAACACTGCGCCAGAGAATATGCAGATGTTTGATAGATTTAGACAACTTGCTGATGAGTCTACAGGTATTCCATCTTATTCACATGGATACACAGGTGTAACAGGTATGACAAGAACAGCATCTGGTATGTCTATGTTAATGGGTGCAGCATCACTCAATATTAAGACAGTTATTAAAAACATTGATGACTTCTTATTGAAACCATTGGGAGTAGCTTTCTACCAATGGAACATGCAGTTTTATGAAGGAGAGTTAAACATCGAGGGAGACCTTGAAGTTAAAGCAACTGGTACTAGTTCTCTGATGCAAAAAGAAGTTAGGTCACAAAGACTAACTACATTCTTACAATCAGTACAGAACCCTGCGGTAGCACCATTTGTTAAAGTGTCTAAGATTGTACAAGAGCTAGCTTATAGTTTAGACTTAGACCCAGAAGAAATTATAAACTCACCTGAAGAGGCAGCAATATATGCAGAAATTATCGGACTTCAAAACCAGCAACCAGGACCTGAAGCAACTAATCAACAGCCCCCTATGGGTGAAGTTGGAGGAGTTCCTGGAGGTGGAGCGAGTGAAGGTACTACAGGCAATGGCGGCGGCAACATCGGAACAGGAGATATACCGCAACCAGGGGAAAGTACATTTTCTTCAGCACCTCCTGTTGCTTAAAAATAATATGAAGGAATAATGGCGCTACAAACACACGAAGGAGAAATACCAGAAGAATACCTTGCTCAGTTTGAAAAGACAATGCAAGAGACTACAGATGGTAAAGTAACTAAAGAGTGGAAAGAATATGCCAAAGGTTATGTACCTTACGATGCTAAAAAGGATGTAACTTACGAAGATTTAAAACATAAAACTGGTTGGTTTACTAGTCAAGATGATTTAGGAAAACAAACAGTATCTGGTACTTGGCAGACAATGTCAAGAAGTCAAGGAAAACAGAAAGCAGCACAAGACAGAATTAACAGTCTAAAGCAAGCATGTATGATGGGAGATAAGAATGCTTGTTTATTAATACAAGCTAACGCTCCAATGTTTGCACCAGGTCAAACAGAGGCTAAACAGAAGGTAGGTCAAATGTCTATGTATCAAAGAAAAGGATTTGCAGAAGGTGGTTTATTAGATGATTCTTCTAGACTATGGAAAATGGAATCAGACTACCCAGAGTTTCAAAAAGGTGTTGCTAGTAAAGTAACTAAAGAAAGAGTACCCACACAACCAATAGAGGAAGAGTTTATGTATAGCCCACTTAATCAAGGATACACACAAGGATACGCAGATGGCGGTTCAGTTTATGATGAAACAGGTTCTATGTTAGCTCCTGAAGTTCCTTTAAACTTTGAAGATAATATGCCAATGGAAGAAGAATCTGAGTTAGGTCTTACAGCAGACGAGACTGAAGTTCTTGGTCAAGCAATGTCTGACTATCCAGAACTACAAGGCATCTTAGATAAAGTATCCATGGCAACACAATTCACAGGAGAAGGTAGTGTCAACGGAGCAGGTAGTGAGACTAGTGATTCTATTAATGCTAAGTTATCTGATGGCGAGTTTGTCTTCACTGCTAAAGCTGTTAAGCAGCTAGGTGTGGATAAGTTACGTAAGATGATGGCTAAAGCTGAATCAGATTATGATGAGGATATCTCTAAGCAAGAGTACAAACAAATGGATGAAGAAGGATTCGCTAAGGGTGGATTCTTTACTAGACCTAATTATAAGAATGCTAATTATAAAGATGGTGGTTCAGTAAGTACACAAGATATAGGTTCAAGTAACCGTTTAGGAACTATCATACAAAATGCAGTAATGAAGAATAAAACAGAACTTCGTCAGCCATATCAAGAAATGGATGTAGGCGGAAGTGAAGAAGACCAAAGATTACTAGAAGAATATATAGCTAGAGAAAAAGCTAAGAAAGCTCAAGAAGCAATTAGACGAGCTGAATACGAAAGAGAATTATCAGGCGATAATACTATGACTACTGCGCCTGAAGAAACTAGAACACCCCTTCCTAGAAACGAAGGGATGAGATAAATTAACTATAGATACCCGTTCAACCTGACGAGCTAGAACGACTCTATAGTGACAGCCCCAAGGCTACCTCTTAATTGAGCACCTTGGATATTAGTAACCCCGAAGCTACCCCATATTAATGGGCACTTATTGGAGGTCAAAATGACAACAGCAACAACAACACAAGAGACGGAGGAAATCCAAGCAAATCCTTATAACGCAAAAAAATCTTGGGACAACAGCAACCCTGAAGCCAGTAGAGGCTTACAAAGCGCTGATGATTCCCTAGCTTACGTTGCCCCTAAAAAAGAAGTATATGTATCAAAACACGAAGCAATTAAAGAAGAAAAAGAAGTCGTTACTGATACTGATGCTAAACAACAGGCTACCAACGAAGACGATGTTTTTGAAGAGGAAACTACCCAACAGTTTAAAAAGGTAGACTACAAAAAGCGTTATGATGATTTAAAGAAACATTATGATAGAAAACTAGGAGACTGGAAAGCTAAAGAACAATCGCTAAGAGCAGAGATGTTAGCTACTAGACCTAAGTATAAAGCACCTAAAACCCAAGACGAACTTGCTACTTTTAGGGAAGAATATCCTGATGTTTATGATGTTGTAGAAACTGTAGCACATTTGCAAGCTGAGACACAGTTATCTGAACTACAAGAGAAAGTTAACATGTTATCAGAAAGAGAAGCAGCAGCATCTCGTAGAGCAGCAGAGCAAGAACTTCTTAATCTGCATCCAGACTTCAGAGAAATCAGACAGTCTGAAGAGTTCCACGAGTGGGCAGAGGTTCAGCCTGAAGCTATTCAAGGTTGGATTTATGACAACAATGGTGATGCAACTCTAGCAGCAAGAGCTATAGATTTATACAAACAGGATATTGGTATTTCCTCCAAGAAGGTTGAAAAGGCTGTGTCGAAAAAGTCAAGTCCGAAGGAAGACCCACGAGGTTCAGCTGCAGACGCAGTATCAGTTAAAGGAAAAACTGAAACAACAGAATCTACGGAGAAGATTTGGACTACCTCAGAAATTGCTAGTCTTTCAGTAGACCAGTACGAGAAGTATCAAGAAGAATTAGATGATGCTTTTAGAACTGGACGAATTGTAAATGGCTAGCTTAGAAACAATAATTAAATAAAGGAGAACAGAAATGGGTTTCGAGGCAGGAACTACTAACTGGAATCCAGCCACTACGGGGCAAACTAACTCGTTTTGGCTGCCAGAAGTTTTTTCAAAGAAGGTACAAGTTGCCTTCCGTAAATCAGCAGTTGCTGAAGCAATCTGTAACACAGACTATATGGGAGAAATCTCACAGTTCGGTGATACAGTAAATATCATTAAAGAACCAACAATCACAGTTGAAGATTACACGCGTTCGACTACTTCACTAAATTCAACTAACTTAACTGATGAAGAATTAGTGTTGCAAATCGACCAAGCTAAATACTTCCAGTTTAAAGTTGACGATTTAGAGAAGAGATTCTCTCACGTGAATTGGCAGCAAATTGCATCTGATAACGCTGCATATCAGCTTAAAGATGCTTTTGACTCTAACGTAATCACAGCTGCAGTTGCTGGTGCTACTAGTAACACTTATGGTACTGATTCATCACCAATTGATACTGGTTTCGATACTAGTGAAATTGACCCTCTAGATGTACTTGCTCGTCTTGCACGTTTGCTTGATGACCAAAACGTACCTGAAGAGAATAGATGGGTTGTAGCTAAGCCTGAGTTCTACGAAGAGCTTGCTAAGACTTCATCTAAGTTAATGTCAGTTGACTACAACCAAGGTAACGGTGGACTACGTAATGGTCTAGTTGCTTCTGGTGAGCTACGTGGTTTCAAGATGTATAAGTCTAACAACGTACCTACACCATCAGGTTCAGGTGTAACTGCTACTCACAACGTCCTAGCTGGTCATATGTCAGCTGTATCTTGTGCACAAGCATTGTCTACAGTTGAGTCAGTCCGTGATAACAATTCTTTCAAAGATATTGTTCGTGGTCTACTAGTTTGGGGTCGTAAAGTATTACGTCCTGAAGCTTTAGCACTAGCTAAAATTAAGATTGACTAATAGTTAATCATTAAGGGATTCCTTCGGGAGTCCCTTACCTAATTAAATAAAGAGAGAAGAATGTCAGCCCATACTTTTTTAGAAATAACAAATTCTATTCTTAGCGAACTTAATGAAGTTCAATTGACATCTGCTGGCTTTAACAACGCTAAGGGTATTCAACAGTTTGTAAAGTCTGCTGTTAACAGAGCATACTTTGATATAGCAAACGAAAATCCAGAGTTCCCTTGGTTATCTACATCATGCTCTGGAACAGATGTTCAAGAATATGGTAATACATTTGTAGATACAACAGCGGGACAACGCTGGTATTTTTTAAGAAAACATTCAAGCGGTGCACATGGCACTGCACAAGATTACGGTAGGATTGATTGGGATAACTTCTATCTTACCACAGAAGGAGTAGGTACTTGTTCAACAGCTGGAGTCTGTTCAGATAGTGCATACACAACAGCAGATGCTTGTATAGCAGCTGGTAAAGTATGGACAGATTATGACTCAGAATCTACTTGTACATCTCCTAATACATGGACAACAACACATTCATCACCATATACTAGGTCAGCTTTAAAGTTTATTCCTGTTGATGAATGGAAAAAACACTATATGGAAGCTGATGATTCAGCAAAAGATACTGGAACATATGGTCAACCACTTAGAGTATTTATGTCTCCGTGTGGAAGAAAGTTTGGATTATCTCCATTACCAGATAAAGCATACAGAATTTATTTCTACGCTTGGGAACAATTAGTAGAATTAACTAATGCTGATGATGAAGTTAGATATGCAGAACAATGGACTTCTATCTTATCAGCAAGAGCAAGATACTATGTATGGCAGTTTAAAGAAAATACACAGTTAGCTACATTAGCTTTAGACGAATACAAGAAAGGTATGAGGTTAATGAAAAATTATACAGGCAAACCACAACCTTCGGTTATGTCTGATGATAGGGTTCAATACGTTTAATGGCAGCAGAACAAGGTATAGCAATATCAGTTGGTGGAGGTCTAGATAAGACTTCTTCATCATTTGATTTGTTTAAAACGCCTGGAGCTGCAACACGTCTTAAAAACTTTGAATCATCTATTTATGGTGGATATAGAAGAGTAGATGGTTATAGAAAATTTGTATCTAGTCCAGTTACTTCTTTAACAATTGTTGATGGCGGTTCTGGATATAGCGCAAGTACTACAGCAGCTGTATATGATGATGAAGGTAAAGGTTCAGGTGCGACAGTATCATTAACTATAGATGGTAGTGGTACAATTACTGGAGCAACACTTACTGCAGCAGGTAGCGGTTATCAAAAAGCTCCAGAAATAGTTATTGCAGATTCTAGTACAAGTGGTTCAGGCGCATCAATAACAGCTACTATTAATACACCAACAATTCCTTCAGGAACAGAAGCACCTGTTAAAGGAATGCATGCATTTAAAACTGGTGGCTTTGCTTGTCAAAATGGTGGTATCTATTGGTCAGAAGATGGATATGATTGGATACAAGTAAACAAAGAGTATGGTACTTGTTCCTCAGGCGGTTATACTACACAACAAAGCTGTGAAGAAAGTAATGCTACATGGACACCAGGATGGGCTACTGAAACTAATCTGTCTACAGCTACAACAACTAGTGTAGACTCAGATGCTAGATGGCAATTTGCTGAGTATACTATTGGTGAAGAAACAAGAATAACAGCAACAAACGGTGTAGACCCAATTGTATTTCTTAAGACTAAAGTAGAAAGTGGAACTCGTAAATTCCAATTCTACAGAGGAATGTATACTACCTTTGGTCTTAGTAAGTCTTCACCAGATTATGACGAAATACCTAAACCTCAGTGGTGTGAGGAGCATTCAGACCATATCATAGTAAGTGGTTGGTCTAAACAACCTGAGACTGTATATTATAGTACTAGATATGTTGATGATGATTACACAGGCGCATCCTCTGGTTCTATTAATGTAGGTGATAGCGTTACAGGATTAAAAACTTTCCGTGATGATTTAATTATATTCTCACAGACAAGTATTGATAAACTAATTAATATTAATAATGCTGCTACAATTGCAGTAGTAGACGTAACAAGAAACATCGGTTGTCTAGATGGGTTCAGTATCCAGGAGATTGGTGGTGACCTAGTATTCTTAGCACCAGATGGTATACGTACAGTTGCTGCAACAGCCCGTATTGATGATATTGAATTATCTTCTGTATCACATAAGATTAGTCCAGTAATTAATAATGTAGTTAATCAGATAAATCTATATGATATATCTAGTACAGTAATTAGGTCTACTAATCAATATAGATTATTCTATTGTAATAATGCAACAGCTAAGTTAGCACAGAAAGGAATTATAGGAACATTTAAAATTAATGTTCAAGGTGTTCCAGTATGGGAATGGTCAGAGCTTCAAGGATTTCCAATAAGTGCTATTGATTCTAACTATACTGCTAATAATGTAGAACAAGCTTATCATGGAGATTACTCAGGATATATTCATTTACATAACACAGGTAATGATTTAGATGGAGATAACATATCAGCTGAATTTAAAACTCCTGATATAGATTATGGTGATATAGGTATTAGAAAGACATTACATCATATTAAACTATCAATTAAACCAGAAGGTACAAGTGATATTAATATGGATGTTAGATATGACTTTGAAGACCCAGAGTTACCACAGCCAACAACATTTGAACTAGGTGAACTATTATCACCATCACTATTTGGTCAAGCAACTTTTGGTGTTTCTAGATTTGGTAGTCCAGAGATTCCAATGAAAAAACTTAATATATGGGGAAGTGGATTCTCAAATAGTTTTAAATTTCACAGCAACGACAAGAATCCTGCATACTCTATTCAAGGTATGTACATTGATTTGATTCCATCAGGAAGGAGATAAAGAATGGGAACAGCTTATACAAGACAGTCATCATTTTCAGACGGCGATACTATTACAGCTAGCTTATTTAATAATGAATATGATAAATTAGTAGAAGCATTTAATTCATCAACAGGACACACTCATGATGGAACTGCAGGAGAAGGTGCTGCTATTACTAAAGTTGGTCCTACACAAGATGTTATTATATCTGGTACTTCAGTACTCCCTAAGACTAATAATGCGATTGACTTAGGTTCAGCTACATATAAATTTAAAAATGCTTTTTTTGCTGGTAATATCACAGCTGATGGTTCTATTACTTATAATGGTAATGTTGTATTAGGTAGTGACTCTACAGATACAATTACAATTAATGGTACTATTCAAGGAAGTTCATTAGTCTTTGAAGGTGCTACAGCAGATGCTTATGAATTAACTCTAGCTATTCCTGATGCTACTGCAGATGTTACAGTAACTCTTCCGAATGCTACAGATACTTTAGTTGGTAGAGCTACAACAGATACTCTTACTAACAAAACAATAACATCGCCAACAATTAATACTCCTACTATTACAGGTAATACTACCTTTAGTGATGGAGCTTATGATTTTGATATTGCATCTCATGATGGTACTAATGGTCTTAAGTTAGGCGGTACATTAGTTACATCTTCAGCAGCAGAGTTAAACAAACTAGATGGTTATACTGGTTCAGTTACTGAATTAAACTATCTTAAGTCTTTATATGACACAGGTGTAACTTCAGTAGAATTTGATTTACTAGATGGATTAACAGCAACTACAACAGAATTAAATGTAATGGATGGAGGCACAACTGCTACATCTACTACACTAGCTGATGCTGATAGAGTTGTTGTCAATGATGCTGGTACAATGAAACAAGTAGCTCTAACTGATTTTGAGACTTACTTTGAATCAGCTTTAGATACTTTATCAAATGTAACTACAGTAGGTGCGCTTAATTCAGGTTCTATTACTTCTGGATTTGGAGCTATTAACAATGGCTCATCTAACATAACTACTACTGGCACAGTTACTTATGGTAGTTTATCAGATGGTACAATAACTATTACAGCATTTGTAGATGAAGATAATATGGTATCTGATTCTGCTACTCTTGTACCTACACAGCAATCTGTTAAAGCGTATGTAGATTCTCAAGTACAAAGCAAAGACGCACTAAGTGAGTTATCTGGAACATCAGATGATATTACAGAAGGAACAACTAATTTATTTTTTACAAGTGCAGAACAAACTAAATTATCTAATATTGAAGCAAATGCAGATGTAACAGATGCTACTAATGTAGATGCTGCAGGTGCAGTTATGAACTCAGATACAACAACAGCTAGTATGTCATTTGTTGTAGATGAAGATACAATGACTTCAGACTCTGCTACTAAAGTACCTACACAGCAATCTGTTAAAGCTTATGTAGATACACAAGTAGCTGGTGTTATAGATTCAGCCCCTGCTACATTAGATACATTAAACGAATTAGCAGCAGCATTAAATGACGATGCAAACTTTAGTACTACTGTAACTACTAGTATAGCTACTAAGTTAGCTAAAGCTTCTAACTTATCTGATTTAGCAGATGCAGCTACAGCAAGAACAAACTTAGGATTAGGCACAGCAGCTACAACTGCTTCTACAGCTTATGCTACAGCAGCTCAAGGTTTATTAGCGGATAGTGCAGTACAAAATTTAAGTGACTTAAGTATTACAGCTACATCTACAGAAATTAATTATAGTAG